CCCCAAAACGACTGTCAGGTAGATCGACGGGTAAAGCAGCGTCCCGGTGATCAAAAGCGCCGAAAACGCCAGTTTTGTTAGGAGCAAGGACGGAATTACGCCGATTTTCGACATGATCATTTTCATCGCCTTGTTTGCCTCGTAGCAGTCCGGCCGCTTGAGGCACAGCCATGTCGTCACGCCATCCCCGATCTGTAGCAGGATGGCGAGGGTGAGTAGTACATCACAAATATTTGCAGTCATACAAACTCCTTTATATTTTAATGACTCTCCCGTCAGGATTCCAACCTGTAACATGCACGCGCAACTATGGGCTCCGGGAGAGTCAAATCCTACTCTAACGCGCTATCCGCAATCTCCTTGGCGTGCGTCCTCAATGCCTGATACGCCGCATATTCCTCAGTTCCAGGACTGGCAATCTCATTATTGATAAGGGCAATTTCCGCGTCCTTGCCTCCGATTTCATCGGTAATAATCGCGTCAATGATTTTTGCCCTTGTCAATTCACCTTCGATGGCAACATAGGAAAAGTTGAAGGACGTTCTGGTTTTATCCATATCCTTAAATTCAACCTCTTCGATGTCGTATCGCACCTGAGTCTTGCCTGCACTTTTGACAATTGTTTCTGGATATGTATCTGAACCGTGTTTTATTCTCATATCATCCTCCTATTGGGATTGGTGACTTCAATGTTTTTAGTGTAGTATTATTCACATTGCCTCCTGAATTGACTACGTGCCAACTATTGCAGACAGACACACAACCTTTTATTGCATAGAATTAGCCCCCTTTTGTTATTTTCTACCAACCAAGCGCCCGCCGATATTCCGATTAACATACGCCAACGCAACAACGTTATCCAAACAGAAAGCCCCAACACCAGCCGCATAAGCATCTTTGCCCCCCGAATCGACCACGCACCAACCACTTTCTTGATAGTAGTAATCAGTAATCTTGGCCGAAGCAGAACCGCCAGTAAGTGACGCAGGAAAGAACCCTCTTCCTGTCAATTCCAGAGTTCCTTGATAACCATTACCATTATGCATTGTAATAGCTGCACCATTCACATCAGTCGGATTGGTGTAATTTGTCGTATTCTCGGCATCAGAGAAATTGGCAAAGTTGTTGCACAAATAAGGGATATTGTTGTTGACCTTATATCCGTCAATGAATTTCCAAATATGCCCGTATAGATTTTCAATACCCCTATATTTCAGGTAGACGGAAGTTGCTCCTGCGCCAGTTGTAATCAGAGACGTTGCTGTATTCCCTGAAGCATTTCCAACCGCATTGCCGTTGCCCGACTTAGCTATAGGGTTATAATCGTTATATGCCGCCCAATCTTCGACTGCGGCAATCCCATAACCAAGAACGCTCTGAGAATAGAACGAAGCGTATTCAGTCAGGTAAAGCAATTGTAACGCTGCCAGGGCATCTCCGAACTCTTGACTCCATTGGAATGAAGCCGCGTCATTCGCTGCTTTTCCGCCACCCCTATTCTCTGCCCATGTCCTGAAATGTGCTATGGCTCCATTTGCGCTTCCCCCTGTAATTGGGCAGACACCGGAGACAGAACAAAGTTTGTCACCCGTCGTATCTGTTACATCAGTCTGCGTTTGAATAACTGTTGTCGCTGCGGTTTCATCTGTCAGGTTTTCATCAACTGTGATCTTCGTGGCAGATTCAATCGTCTTGACCGTTACCGTAGTATTGTTGTTTGAGGTCCCCGTGATAACGAGTTTCTGCCCAACCGCCAGAGCCGTCGCCCAACCTGTTCTGGTAGCAATAGTTATTGAATCATCAGAGGTTGCAAACACAGCGCTCACGGAAGTTTGATGTGCCTGTCCAACATATTTACTTGCTGACACATCATATAGACACGCTTCATAAGCTCCAATGTAAAGGTAATCTTTTTCCACATTATCAGACATAAACGCTTCGTGCACCTTGAACCCAGTTAGGGGAACAGGTGAAACTTCCCAAGTGTGGGTTGTAATGAGATAACCATATCGATACCAAAACTTCGGTATCTCTACCATTACCTGACCATCCGTGCCAGTCAAGTCTGAAGCGGTCGCGCCATCCTCCTTCTTCGTCCAATCTGTGGCACAGAGATAGTAAGCAACTGTTCCGTCATCAGCAACGACACAGCCTCTCATTCTCCGGTGAACAGGAAGGAATGCATCCGCTAAAGCGACTCCACACGTCTGCCCCGCCGTAGATCCTGTGCGAACATAGGTATCGGCACTTTCGTCCCAACTAACGCCGTAGAATTGCTGAATACGTCTGTCTAAAACATACTTCAGATCATCAGGGGTAATTGCCCTTGCCGTATCTGTTCCTGCAAGAGCTTCCACATTGGTGGCAATCTCAATCGGGCCAGCGACCGTGGTAGACGCAGCCCCGTTAAGCGTCGTCGCCCCACTAACCGTCAGGTTGGCATCCACGTTTACAGTCGCCCCGGCCGCCACATCCATGCTTGCGGTCCCACTGGTAATGCTGAAGGTATTTGTCCCGCCCTTGATTTGCGCCCCGTCGATGCTCCTGCCGAACCCGCCGGTAACATCCCTCAGCTTAACATCCCAGATGGTAGCCGCCGTGATGTCCTTGCTCCCATCGGTAGTGAACCCGCCGAGGACTTTGCTATGCGCCGTGTCATATCCGGTGGGGTTCGTGGCGCTCAAGCTGGTCTTAAAACTCAGTGTGCTTTCATCCGTCACGGCGTAGACATAATATGCCGTACTCGCCGCCACTGCACCGGTGTCAATATCGGTCGCGCTGTCAACGTGGGTCGCGGTATCACAGAGAAACCAGAAATTACCGATCTGAATCGGCATTTCGTATCCACCCTTGTTGACCGTAACCTTTTTGGCGTCTGAAGCATGGGCTTCAATCAGCCTTGCCGCCCCTGACATCATAGCCGAACTCGCCATGGCCGCCCCTGCGATTATATTGTCACTTACGTCTTTTGTAACCTTACGATTTGCCATCGTTTTTATCCTCCTTGGACTTGATTTCTGTGTCAATTACGGCCATTTCGGCCATCACCTGCTCCTGTTCAATCCCGGTCAAGGTCATCTGCAACCTGAGCCGCACCAATTTTTCGTTCAGGAAAAGCTTTTTCATTTTCAGTAGTTCCACTTATCGCTCCTCCAATATTTCGACACGTTCAAGCAATTGCTGCATCCCTTTCGTCAGCACTGACACCATTGCTCCGATGTCCCGCCCGTCGTGTTCTTCAGCAACGATATTCCCGCCGATATGCGCCCTGGCAAACTCCGGAAGTGTCTCGTGGTCGATCATGCCGTGCTTACCTTTGATGTTCCTGATCGCTTCAAGAGCATCCTCGTTGTAATCCGGGGTCCGATCTGTGAATGACAGCGCCGACACATTACCCCCAAAATATGCGTTGTTGTAATCGACGATTCCCCAGTTTCCACTTGACCCACCCGACTGGGCGGATATCGTGATCGCCTGCTTGTATTTCGCCGTTCCGGACGTAACGGGCATGTTGGGGATATCGATCCCGGAAAGCGTTCCTCCGGTGTAGATCCCGAAGGCTCCGGACCCATAAACAGTCATCGCCGACAGAACGTCATCATTTGCCGTTGCGGTCAAGGCGGGCCTGTTAAAAATCCCCCTGGCGACATGCCCTGACGCACTCATCGCCATATCGATGTCCAGGCAAATTGCACCATCCGGAGTGGACCCGATTCCGAGGGCGTTCACGAATGCGCTATGCGTGTGAATTATGTTCGCATACGAATAGACGTGGTTGTGGCTCAGAAGGGCGTAGGTTCCGGTATGCGTGTGATTTGATGCCGCATAACCCGTGTGCGTATGGGAATATTCCGCATAGACCCCCGAGTGGGTGTGCGTGCTGGTCGCGTATCCGGTATGCGTATGCGACGTGAGCGAATATAACCCCGCATGGTCTCCCCATCCGTAGGCCGTCTGCCCATTGGCGATATGCGCGTGGTTGTAAGCGGCCTCATGTTCTTCTCGTTCCGCCACCGCGGTGCCGGTAGGGTCAAACGATGCAGGAGAATAAACGCTGTTTTCCAGTCCGCCAGATCGCGTGATGGTTGGAAACGCCCCATAGGTCGGATCGTCGATCGTGGGGATATAATCTTCATCGGACGATGCCGCGGATTTCGTCAGGTCATAAATCCCGGCCGTGACCATAACCGGGAACATCTCCAAATAATGGGGCGTCCCGTCGATAAGGATTTCCCCTATCCGGGGGATCCCCGAAAGGTAGACGCCTCCTGATTGGATGTAAGCGGCCGGAATGTCGCCCGCATAAACTTCCGTTTCGGCGGAAATCGATTCCCACGCTGCGCAATAATACGCCCGCCCGTTCGAGATGATCTGTGCCGCTACCCTTGCGCCGGAAAGCGTTCCGTCAGCATACCCGGCAATGTTCGCGGTGAAAACGTCCAGGGATGCACTTGCAGCCGCACCAATCGTCGGGTAGACCTTGGCGTAGCAGTACCGCGTCACGCCATCGAATTTGACGATCTTCGGCGCGCCGGACAGTGGCGAGAATGCGTAAGTCTTTATGACCCGTAAATCTGCCATGTCTATGCCTTCGTCGGGTAAGCCTTCGTATAATGCACCGCTCCCGCCGTATCTGTAACCGGAACGAGTTTCGGCGTTCCAGAGATATCGGCGTTTGCCTCCATGGTCACGATGGGTTTATCGAGATATTCCTTGCCGTTCAGATAGGTTGCCATATCGTCCTCCTAAGTTTCCCCAAATATTTTGTTTACGGTCCATTGTGTTATCCAATCGAGCACATATATTTCATTACTTGCCTGTGGGGCCCCGGCCGCAATTCTTCTTATCCTCCCAACGAGATTGTTTCTGGAAACCATCGTTTGCTGAAGCCCGGCGTTGTCGTAATCCAATTCAAAGGATACGGAGTATGTTGAATATTGCGCAGAATGCCCTGATCCAACCGTTATTTCTGTCGGAACATTCACCGTATCCGATTCAATCATCCCCGTAATGCTGGTGTTGTTCCAGTCAAGATCAAACCGAAATTTATCACCAACATCCTCTGCCGCCGAAAGTGCAACGATCATCTTGAAATAAGGGTTCGTTGTTCCGTCCCACCGGTAAGGTGCCCGCATGCGAAAGAATAACTCTTCTCCATCAGCATTATAAACCGGCATGGAGAACCCGGTGAATGCTCCCAAGGAAACCGGGGTTGGAATTATTGATACTGTGGGCGCAGTCTTGACGAGCTGCGTGGAACTTAGTTGTGGACGAAGGGTTAAACCCCTCTTGGCAGTTCCCGCAAAAGTGGCAATCCCTCCCGAAGAGATATCAAAATAATTTAATGCCTCACCAAATCTACCAGGCGCGGGAGTTTCGTCTCCTATTGTTACACCATTGATGTATGGTAGCCCGTTTTTGTAGATCATCGCCTTTATGCTGCCAATGTTCCGCCTGCAACGACCGCCAGGTATTTTGCCGTGACGGTTGCAACGTAAGCCGAACCGTGCGCCCCACCGGCAATCGTCAATTGAATTTTCGTGCCGACGTTAATCAGCATGAACCCGGTCCAAGAAAGTTCCGCCTCCGATGTAAGGTTCGCCACCGCGCCAAGGGTCGATGAAATAATCACCCCAGGCGTTGCGTTGTCCGTCTGGATGGAAATAGAAGTCAACGCCCCACCTGCCGCCTCAGCAGGCATTTTGACCGACAGTCCTTCAAGCAGCACCGCCTGAGTCGTGCCAGTCAGAAGGTCGTATGCCGACGCCGCCTGGTTGAGGGACTCTGTTGCCTGGACGACCTGAACCTGCCCGACACCTGTTGCGAGTTTTGCGATGATCGCGTCAAGGTCGGTATGCGCAAGATCGAGGCTTGACTTGACCGAATCATCTTGAGCCGCCCCGCCATCACCGGTGAATGCGCCAATTTTATCACTTTGCGCCTCAAGCGAGTCTGTGGAGTTATCGAAATCGCTCGTATCTCCGCCGCTCTGTTTCGTCATGAGAATTGACAGAATGGAGTTATCCAGAACCTTTGCCGGGTAGACCGTGCCGGTGTCGGCGGTGGCGGTTAGGTATTCCGTTGCCAAAAGGATCAATCCGGTATCGGTCTTGATGTTTGGCAAATCCGTATCGTGGATGGTGCCGACTACTCCGGCCACCGTCCCGATATCTGAAATGGCCGTGCCTACATCGGTTTGGATGCTGGCACAGGTGATTACGAGGCCATCAACGGCGCTATCGATATCCGCCGTTTCAAGGACGACGTTTGACCATACACCGGCCGGGATATAGGCCGTTGTCCCGTGGATCGTTGCGGTGATCCCGGATACGACCAGCTTGTACATGTCGCCCGTGACCCAATCGGCGGCAATAAACTGATACGCGCAATAAACCGAACCGTTTGCCTTGCTGAAGGTAGGCTGTGCAATAGTCCCGGTAGCGAATGCCCCGCCACCAGTTGACTTCTGCATGACGGCGCTGATGCTGGTGATGTCGATAGACCCGGAAGCAATGGCCCCGGCGTCGATGTCGAACACGCCGATATTGAAGAACTGGACCGCGTTTTCCTCTACCGCTTGACTGTCAGAAAAGGTGGTTCGCAAGGCCGCCGCCCCACCGCCGAGTTTTACGTTGATATCCTCAAGGCGTTCAAGAACGGTACCGTCTGCGTTGGCGACGACCGCCGATGTGTCAACCCCGTTTGCCGCGTTATTCTCTCCGATGAATTTTGATTCGTCCCAGCTCATAGCGGCCCCCTTACTGTACGTTCAGGTGAACGGCCGCAACGCAAGTCTGCGTTGTTGCGGTCAGCACAATCTTCATAAACGGGTAGCATTCCGGCTTGAATGACTTCCCTCCGGTCGCCGTCGATAGCCCAGACACGATTGACCCGCCGCCTGTCGGCGTGAAATACGTTCCCGCCTTTGTCGAGCACACGGTGTAGGTGATCGCCAGCGTCCCTCCGCTCGTTGCATTGGCATAGTCGATACTGAAGATGCCGTTTTGAGCGATTTCGCGCATATCGAAAGCAACCGATGTTACCGCCGCCGCCGTTGTCACGGTCTGCGCCCCGTTGAAAACATCGTAAGTCGTGATCGGTCTCATTCCCTTTGGCATTGTCTGAACCTCCTTGTTTAAGTGTACTGCCTATGGTTTAATATCCGCCGCCTTGACATTCCATCCCACACCGCCGCCCTTTGGTATAACCCGGAACATCTTGTCCCCCTTGCTATTGAAGAATATCTTCGTTATTCTCCCCATTTTACCGTTTGCATCCGTAATTATTGATCCAACCGTTAATTTAGCAGGAGAGCTTCCCCTACTTTCATATTTAGTCGCGCTCTCAATATTCCCACCGATTTCATTCATCTGCGCTTCGTTCGCGGCCCGGATATTATCCTCACGCACCTTCTCTTTCAATTTGGCAAGGCTCTTGGAAATTCCTGTATCTCTGGACTTTGCTCCAACATTACCGGCTTGCGCCCTCAGATCGGTAATGTCAACCGGTTCTGGCCGCATTTCAAAGAATCCCTTGCCGGTGCTATCTGGTAGCAATGGCCTGTCAGGAGGAGCCGGGAGTCTGTTCGATGGCATACCGCGAACCGGGCCATAAGGACGACCAACAGGGACGCCCCTTGTCACTTCCGGGGAGTACCCGGGAACGGGAGGAACAGGCGGTTGATTTCCTGGCCCTGCGTATTCTCCTAATTCCATTGGCGGTCGTTCCGGAATGGCCGCAATGTCTTTACCTATCTCGCTTCTGATGGGCGCCGTCCCTGATTTCATCAGCCGATCTGCTTCAGAGAACATGCTTTTAATGATCCTGTCGGGGCTATTGAGGTGCTTAATATATTCCTTCACCCCTCGACCAATTCCCCCCCTTGCCACCATTGCCGGGTTCATCGTTAGGACACCGGTGAGAATCTCCCCCGAAGTGAAAATATCCGTGAAGTCAACTAGACCTTTGATGTTTTTCCGTGCATCGACAATCGCCCTATGATTGACTTCCTTTTCGATTGCTTTAAGGGAACCATAGGAGTTTTTCAAGTCCTGGTATCCTGGCCCTACTGCGTTCATAATGTTGGCATCGAGTTCTTCGCGCATTTGGTTTGCGACTGAAGCATCAACCCGCGCCTTTGCTTTTGACACGCGACCTTCGTAGAAACCGCCCAACGAATTATTAAGGTCGGCAATCCTGGCTTCTATGATTTCTGGTGACTGACCATGCAGTTCCGCTATCTCGGCCTTTAAATCCTCGGCATATTTCCTTACCTGCGGGTTGTGCTTCAAATCCTGCGCGACAGTATCAAGTTTCTTCAATATCGGCGTGGAGTTGAAAGCTGCTCCCTGATCCCCGGCAGTCGTAGCCATCTGGTGATATTGCTGATAGATTGATCTCTTAGTTTGGTCAATTGACTCCGCAAATTGTTTGAGGCTTTTTGGTAACCCCCCTGATACGTTTCCCGTGCTGTCCGTCAGAGAAAGGTTCTTGGAGTTTCCTATGATGTTCTTAACGGCGTCCGTTGCACGTCCAAAATATCGGTCGGTCTGCGTAGAGGTTCTTTTGCCTACAACGGTTGGCCGGATGCCCTTTTCAATCCCAGTCTTAATTACCGCGTCAAGGTTTCGCTCTACTACTTCCGGCGCTCTTGCCGTCAGGCGAGCCGCATCTCCCGCAATGTTCGTCAATTCTTCCGCAGCGCCCCCGGTAAATTCGGCCGCCGATTTTAATCCCCTCAACATTGGCACGGCCATAGCGATATTTGCCACTGATTCGGCCCGTTTTGCCTCTTTCGGATACGCCCCTTTGAATGCCCCGTATGCTTCCCCGAGCGTCTTTATGGCGCGTCCTGGCGCATAGGCCGCAGATTCAGCAAGAGACTCGTCGGCGCTTACGCCCATTGGAACATCAAGAATATTCCGGCCCGTTTCCGAAATGTATTCCTGGGCCTTCCTAGGGACAATCTTCCGATATGCCGCCGACAATCCCTGCATCCCGAGATCAATCCCAAAACCGGCAATGTCGCCCGCAATATCAATGGCTCTTCCAGGTGCATTCGCCAGTCTCCCGACGAATGATTCGCTTCGCGGGTCCGGAATGTCGGCAAGGGTCTGCTTTATCCCGCCCATGCGTTTGCCGAAATCTTCCTTTATGGCCCCGGCCGTCAGTGGCCCCGTTGCGGGTTGTCTCCCGACGGATTTCTCCCATTCCGTTCCAGCATAATCTTCCCACGGCCCGGACTCTTGTTCAGTAGTTTGCTGGTAATCTTCCCACGGCCCGCCCATTATCTTGCCCTCTCCCAATTGTTCTTATCTGCCGGGTTTCCGCCCTTGAACCGGTATCCCTTTATAACATCTCCTGTCTTTGGGCCTGAAGTTGCAGATTGTTCCTGCGTGCTGTAATTACCTCGATACTTGCGGAACATTTCCTCCTTATATTTTGCCAGCGTTTTTTGACCGCGCACAACCTCAATCGGATATAACGGAGACAGGTCAACGTCAACGCGGGCGATCAGTGCTTCCCTGAGATTGGAAATTGCTCCTGATAACTGAGCCGGTGAACGACTAGCCTTCAAATTCTCAAGCTCTATCTGTACCCTCATGTCGGAAGCCTGCGATGTCCCGGAAAGAGCTGTGTTAATTTCCTGAACGATTGCATTTTTGTTCGACTCGAAATTCGTGTATTCTGGCTTTCCAAATTCATTGGCAACCGCACGCATCACCTTGTTAATGGTGTTAAAATCTTTATTCGGTAACGCCCTCAACTGCTCATCAAGACGCGTTAATCTTGGCAACGCGCCACCGGCAAAGTTGATCGTCCGCTGGTTCGTTGCGCTCTGCTTCCACTTGTAGTTTGCGTCCGCCATGGTAAAATCGAATTTCGGATATTTGGCGAGGACGTTCGTTTTCACCTTCGCCGCCACATTATCACCACGGGCGTTTTTGATTGCCACAGGGGAGTCCTGCCCATTTGCCACCGCATCGGACATGGCGTTTACATCTATCCCTTCGGATCTTTCCGCCGATTTTGCGGCGGTATCAATCTCCTTTTGCTCCCGCTGAAATTGCTTCTCCCTAGACCATTTAACATCCTCGCGTCCCTCGGTATACCTGCGATCTTCCGCCTTCTCCGTTCGTTCGCGTGCATTCCTACGGGTTTCGATAATTTCCGCCTCGTATTTCAGCATGATATCCTTCAGGATATTGAAGCCACGGGTTTTCTTCTCCGTTGCCTCCTGAATCGCGCCATTGTAAACCTTTCTCAGCGCGTTATATTCTTCGGGGGACCGGGGCTCCTTGAACAACCTGCCCGCATAGGCTGAACTCATATATTCTCGGGCTACCCGTTCACCCTCCGCTTTCGGATCGATCCTATCCGGGTCATAACCGATCTGGGAGACGACGCGACTTTTTATCACCGGCCATTGTTCGGCGAAGGCAAGTTGCGTATCCGTTGGCCTGGCGCCCGGAGGAACATCCTGGCTTACGATGGTTTTCTCGTATCCTTTGCCGGTCGTGTCTTCGCCCTGATCAGCCGCGTAATACACCGGATGACCGCCAAGAACAGCCAAATCAGCCGCCTTTTCGATATTGGTCAGGTACGGCGTTTCTTTATTCTCCGCGTATTCATCGAAGTATCGCGTCCGCTCTCCTTCGAGATCCGGGGGCGCTTCAGGAATGTTTTCCTCGTCAATCATTTCCTATACTCCTTGTTTCGCGTTGTAATATATCCGGTTCAATTCAGTCTGATATTCCGCCTGGGCCTGTGCAACCGATGTCTGGTAATTCATTAACGATTCATTGTAATCGCTGGCATACTCCTGGCCGTACTGGCTCTGTGCCGTCTTGCTTGCGGCACCCATCACACTTGATACACCCTCCCCATACCCGGCAAGAGCTTCCCTGAGTGTCATCTTCCTGGCCGTGGCCGTCTGGCTCTGGCTGCTTACAATCGCCGCCTGTGTCTGCCCTCTGAGCTTTCTCAACCCGGATGCCGCCGCCTTCTGGGTTAAGGCTGATATCCGCGATTCGTCGTATTCCGGAGCCGTGTATGTCGGCAATGACAATGTTGGAAGAGACGCCTTTGACACGGCATTCGCGGTCTTTAGGGTGTATCCTGAAGATGTGCTTGGCGTGGTGCCGGAAGAAGACGTTTTGCTGCTACTCCCCGTTGCCGACGGATATCCGGAATTAAGGATGTCTTCAACCGATTTCGTGGAGTAAGACGAAGTGCTTGTCGTATCATCCGGCAGACTCCATCCCGACCAGTTATCCGAAGAAATATCGGAGGTCGGATTATATTCCGCAAGCGCCTCTTGACCGTAGGATTCAAGATCGTCTTCGCCCGTGTTAATCCAGTTTCCGTCAGAATCGTACGCCATATTATTTCCTCCTGTTTACCCTGATGTCAATCTGTAAGTCCCTGACGATACTATACAGAAGGTGACATCCATTCGATAGCCTGTGGGCGGTCAATGACCCCGCACACCATAGAAATGCCGTTCCATCCATGAACAAAAACGCCGACATCACCAAGAACCCAACCCACACGGAAGTACAGTATGGGCATTCTAACAGGTGCGTCTGTTGCGCCCTTGAGAATAGAAACGGTGTCTTCCTGATTATCCGTGCTCTTGCCCCCTGCAATGGTGCCGCCTTCTTCCATAATTCGACAATGGCCTCTGTTGCGGAGAAAATCAATATGAAATCAATCGCCGTCATCGCGCCTCTTTGTACCCACAGGAGCTATCCCTGCATCCGATATACCCCGCCGGGTTCCCGCAGCACGGTCTGTATTTCAAGAGATCCTTACCACACAAAGGGCATTTTCGCCCCGCCGGTCCCTCGGTGGCCCCCGGTATCGGATCGGTCTTTGAACGCCGCCCCTTTATGTAATCCATCACGTTCATGCTTTTTTCTCCAAAATATCGGCCCATCCCTCCATCGTCAATTCGCTGTCAAGGACATTATCGCACTCTTCCGACTGACAAACAAGCTGAGTATTTACGCCCTCATCGTTCGGCATCACGTTCCTGATGTCCATATCTGACCCGCATAGGTCACATTTTGGCCTTACGAAACCATCAAAAATGCTGCCCCTGAATCCGCTCATCCGGTGATGGTCGATATTTATTTCCCGTTCCGTTTCCGCAAGAATCTCCTGGTATGCCTCAAAGGAGGCCGTCAGATTGCTATCGGTCAGATTGTGAAATATCCTTCGCGCCCTGTTCAGTGCAATCGTTCGGTCCTTAAATTCTTCATATGAGAGCTTTTTCAATATCAATCCTCACACAAGTTGCAACGGGCAACACCCGGACGCCTTCATTCCCTCGGTTCTGATATCCTGGACTCCGGAGCATACCGGACCGCATGACCCCATGGTCTGGCACCAGATAATGACCCCCGTCCCGGTGCAAAAATAATCAGTGTCACCATACTTGAATTTGCAATCCACCCCAGCACTTGAGCACGATACTCCGCATTCAGAGCCGGTAATAAATTCACCGTTGCACTTATATGAACTCCGCTGGCGAGTCCATGCGCACGTCCCGGTCTGCAAGCTGGTCCACATATAATATGCAGGATCGACGGCCTTGTACCCATTTATTGCGAGCGTAACCGTATCGCATGCGCCTTCACCTATCAGCAATTCAATGGTTGGGTTGGTGCATCCCGGATTCGTATCCGGTGCTGTGTAATTAATCGTTGTCGTCGTTTGACCAGATAATTTCCCCGGTCCATCGTTTTGGATATTCCATGAATATGGAACGCCAGCAATCGCCCCCACAACGGTCAGGGTAACCTTCTCGCCCGTTTCAAGTTGCTGTGAAGCAACCCCTATCGTTTCCCCAGAACAGTTCGCGGAGATAATCTTCACCTTCCATTCAAGGCAATGCTTGGCGTGATCATCACCAAGGAATGGCTGTATCCACAGGTTATCGGTAATCGTAACCCATGTTGTTGGCGCCGTGTATTCGCCGTCAAGCATCATCCTTCCCCGGCGTGCACCAAACTCATAATGGCAACCAACCCCGCCACCAGAGTAACCAAACTTGAACACCTGTCCGGACGCCAATTGATTATTCACCGGTCCCCTAACGCGCAAACCTTTCCCACAACAAAAATTGAACAGAAATTCCGTCGGGCATTTTTCCGCATATTTTCTGAATGCCCTCCAGAAGGAAGACCCGCTCAGGTTTCCTACTGTACGCTTCCAGATCGCCGCGCAATCAGCGACAGCAGGGGGATATTTATCGATGTCATAGAACCCGATCGACCCTATGTTAAGCGGCCTGTAATTGTATTCAAGTTCCTGATAATCATCATCATTACCGATTGCGGTCTGATGTTCCGATTCATCAAATTTACCATAATTGTCCTGGGCATATTTTTCGGACGCCGATGTCTGCATTTCCTGGTATGTGGAGTCAACCGACATCTGGGGAAGCCTGGAATACTCCACTCCCCTTATCAATCGGCTGATACTGTTTCTAAATCTGCCCACGTCCCCACCTTCCGACTGTTTTTCTCAACCCCATTGCAAGATATTCAAGTATGAAATCACCCGCCACCGAATTTTCGATCTTGATTGATATGTGAGATCCCTGCGTGTTGGGGTTCTTTGCCCCGGATAACGCAACGGTCTTGAACATGCGATGCCTTAGATAGAACAATGCAAACCCGTCGTCTGCTTCTCCGCTCTCGAACTTCAACGAAATGTGCTGCCCTTGCGTGTTCGGAAAGCGCAGTTTCATGTTTATCGGCATTCCGGTGATCATCGGCGCAAGAAAGATGTCATCGGTCGGAATCCGGGGAATGACGATGGAATGCATAATCCCTGGGGCGACGAATGAATCTGCCGCCGATAACGCGGGAATTGCCAGCGTGACGCCGTAGCCCGGTGCAACAAATGTGTCCGGAGAGGATAACGCCGGGATAAACACGTTGCCAAGTGTCGGTGCAAGGAAGGTATCCGGGGAAGATATCGCCGGTACTTCAACTACCGTCGTCCCTGCGTAGGGATAAGCCGGAGGCGTGAAATTTGCCGTCCATCTGGCGATCCCTTTTGACACTCTCAGCTCATCGACATGCCCGGTGAAATAGTACCCGTCAACGTCCGTCGTAAGTCTGCCGATTACCGCCCCGGTTCCGTCTGAATCTATTGAATCTCCCGTGCAATCGTCGGTCCCGTCCGCCGTCCCTCCGATGTAGCAGGTGACCGTATTCCCATACCGGACAACGGCAATATGGGTTCCGGTGAGATCAGATACGGCTCCGCCAGATACGATCTTTTCCGCTGCATCCCAGATAACGCGGATATTCGTACCACCGAAATTCAGGCCAATCGACAGACCGTTTCCGCCGCCGATAGACGCCCCGAACATGCCGCCGTAGGACGATGCCCCGTTCCTCCGCATCCAGAAATCAACGGTCCAATCCCCGGTTCCGAAGTCAAAATCGGCGCTGTTCGGGGTTGAAACATAATCCGCGGTTCCGTCAAACAGGCCTGCCGCCGTTCCGAACTCTTTCCATGCAGTATCTAATTGGGCGTCTCCGTGCTCGGTCCACACTTTCCCGGATTCGTCGGTGAACGTAGTGCTGGCATCATCACCGTCAAAGTGGAGAAGCGCTTTTGTGTATGCGTCGTCTACGGCCATTTTCTATCCTAAAACGTCACAATCCCGATCACGTTCCATTGCACCGTGAACGTACCGCCGGCAATCGAAATGTTCGCCGGAGTGCTGTCGAACAGGATGTATCCGATCAGCGGTTTGACGATACTGTTCACCGTGGCATTCACATACAGGATCCCGGCCCGGAACGTCTTTGTCAGCCCGGTCCACGCTATGTCGGCAGCGTACCACTTTGCGGTGTCTACCGTGTTCGTGAGCTGGGCGCCTCCGGTCGTGTATCCGTCTCCGTTCGCCACCTCATTCGCGCTTGCATCCGCCCAGACCGTATGCGCCGCCGAAAAGGTATAGGAAGATGTCACCAGCGCAAGATAAATGTTCGTAGCGTCAAGATCAATCGTCCCGTCATGAACATACTGGTCGTAACTCGTATACTTCGTGATCGTCGTTGCCATATTCTCACCTATGTTATCGTTATCGCTTCTTTCGCAACCCCATCAGCATACGGGGTTAACGTGCATGTCCCGGATGCCCTCACCACAACCTCGTCAAGAAAAAGGTCGTGGCCCTGGCCGTCATACTCAAATGTTGCCGATGCCGTGAATGCCGTCGAAACATCGGCCGTCCCGACATTCGTTTGATAGATCTTGCCGTCCGCCGTCCCTCCGGCCACCTGAATAACTGAAAATTGACCGGACCCGGCCTCTACTTCCGCATGGCAAGAGAAAGGTTGAGCCAAAACATCCTCTGACCATTTCCCGGTTTTGACGTCATAGATCAAGAAGACGTTCGGCAAGGTCGCAGTAGACCCGGAAACGAGTCCCACCCGTAACACCTGATACATGGAATCGAAATCAATCCAGTGCTCCGATTCGTATCCACGGCGGATACATTCCGCCTTCTTGGGGTCGAAATAATCCTGAACGTCCCCGGAAATCATCATGGTGTTCTTCCCGTCTGTCACAAATGCCCCATAACGGGACAGGAAGGCGGCAACGGTCCTTCGCACCACCTTTTCATTCGGGTCCACGTTTGGCACATCCTCGATAACTACAGCCGATTTTGAGGAGAACGTCCCGAGTACCGTTGACAACACCCTTTTCCCGAACGTGTCGGGACTGTACCCCTCAATAAGGGTCATCGTCCCGCCGTCCTTTCCTTTTTCCTCCTGCCACACAAGAAGCTCATTATAGAACCGCTTGATGGCGATAACCTTGTTGGCCCGCCCGTCGCCGATATCCTGAAGAACGCAATCCGTACCATTCAGGATCATTGGCCCACCTGCCGACGATATCACGATATATCCGGGCGTTTTCTCGAACCCATAGGCTCCGCGCTGCTTGAACGCCGCCAGCGAATAGCATTTACCGAAATCGTCCATATTGAAAAATGGCATTGTTCCGATTGAAACGACCATATCTTCGGGAAGGGTCGTGTTAAAACTCACCTCATACCAGTATGTAAACCATTGGGAAGATTGAAACATCGTCGGCTGTTCATCCGTCGGACGCTCCCAAGTTACCCACCCATCGGACGCGAACGATTTCGCATCGACGATGGTTGAATCGTTTACCGATAGAGCAGAGAAAGCGGATCCGTTCCAGTATTTAACGGTGATCGTCGTGGCCGCCGTGGTATTCGGGACATCAGCGACGGACACATAGAACCCTAAAATGGGGTCCACGGAATTGAAATAAAACTTGTCGCCGGAAACAATTTCTCCAATTTCGATGGCGTCAGAAGAGAAGAATTTGTATGTGGCATCCGAGGTATCGTAGACATACGCTTCTATTGCCGCCACGGGAACTCCGTCCCATACGTTTTGCACGGTCACCCATTTGGAATTGTATGTGACTTCCGTGACTTCAACTTCGGAATCAAGAGCCCCGGATGCCAGCGATAACCTCAGCCAGTACCCATTGGCGCCAAACATGTACTTTGGCTGATGGTCGGTTGTCATCTGCCATGTCATCGTTCCGCCGGTGACGGCAAGAGTCTTCCCGCCGGATGCCGTGTTATCGGTGAAAGATGTGACTTCCGTCCATGCGCCATTCCAATAATGCATCTGGGCCACGGCGGCGCTGCCATTAACCTTCCCGATGGTCCATGTCAGCACATCGGCCGGCGTCTTCGTCCTGATGAAAACGCAATCGTAATCGGCCAGCGTTGAAAGGCTATCCAGAACGGCGAATGTCGTTGAATCACCGTCGGACACCTGAACCGAATATTCCTCTCCCAGCTTTGGGATATCCGGGATTGTCGCCGTGCCCTTGTAGACTATGAACCCGGATACATATTCGGTGTTACCTGAAAAAATACGCGGGTTTCCGGTCCCGTCGGCATAAAGCATTGAGTCGTCTATCATCGCCCACGAAGCGGGGACCATATTTGACGTTTCGGTCGTGTTGTATACCGATGAACCGAGCGTTGTTCCCACCGTCGGTGGGTTATTTGTGGCCTCTATGACATCCCCGTCGGACATCTGGGCGAAGAATCTGACTTCGGGTTGTTTCCCCTTCGAGAAGCCATAAAGAGACATCACCTTGTTGCTGCCGTCCGGGGTTGTGTTCAGCTCAGCACATCCCTTCCGCTTGATGAACCCTGGGCGAAGCGGGCGCATATTCTTGACGCTCGAAGGCTCCCCAAGAGCAAGCTGGTAAATCTCTCTGACAATATCCATGCCACCCTGCACGGGCATGTAATCAAGAGATTTTATTAAGTTTGTCTGTTCGCCTTTATTCATCTCGTCCTCAGAAAATCGGGTCGAAATCGTTTATGATGCTTCCGATCGATACGTCTCCGTTCTGGCTCCCAGCATAGGAACATAACGCCGACCTCAGGTTGTCTGCGAAAATGCTGATATCCTCCGCGGTCACCTTAAACGGCGCCTTCGGGTGTTGCTTCACCTGAATTATCGCCCGCTCAGTAATGAGTGCGTGGAATATTTCAGGCATTTCAGAGATGATCCCGTAATACTTACTCGCCGCCCATGTATTTGACACGGTGCACACACGAGCCGCCGTGTAATCGGTAATGGTGTCGGAAGTGTTATCCGTGACATTCTCGATCATCATGCCGTTATAGTAATCGGCAATGCCCTTCGCCGTGCTCGCCAGCGTTGCGGAAAGGGCGCCCCCGGCGGACGTCATCCCCGCCGTAAGCTCCCTGGGGCGTTGATAATACCAAATCGTTCCGGTGTCTGTGACTGAATCCCGATCGATTTTAAGCGTGTTCCCGTACCGGTAATATTGGTGCGAACTTCCGTAATTGCTGTCAATATGCCGATCGCCGACGTTAATTGGGTTAATCGGATACCCCTCCGAATCGGAAATCTCTTTCATTTTAAAGAAGTCGGACGGCAATGTCGCCACCGATGAAGTGAACGTAATCGCCGCCGACTTCATGAAAAGTTCCGGAATCTGCTGAAATAGGATACCCCACAGGTAGTACTGAGCCTTGTTTATCCGGCCGATAAGGTATGAGTTTTGAAACGCTCCGGTCGTGTCGGTCCCCTTTACAAGGCCGTCCGAGTTTTCGTTTATCGCGTACCGGAGATTGTTCAAAATCTCATAGCAATTCTCGTATGTCGGCATCGTTTACTCCCTTTTTTTCCAGTTCGGATTCCCAGGTCCTCTTGATTCCTGGGGCTTGTCCTGGTGGTCGTCTTCGCGGGACTTAATAAGGCTTTTCATCATCTCCCGGAGTTCCGATATCTCATTCCGCAATTCTTCGTTCTCCCGCCTCGTGTCCGCGATCCCCGCCCGCTCTTCATCTCTGACGCTGTAGGGTTCGAGCAGCTTCAGGCCCAACTCCTTGGAGTACCTTCTCATGATGTCGGACGGCGGAAGATATCCGAGGTTCATGTGCTTGCGGCTCTCGTTCTGCTGGTTGTAGTTGACTACCTGCCGCTTTTTAAACTCGATATTCCGATCGATGGCGTCCCGGCCGATCCGCTCTTCATTGGCCTCATCGCCATACTTCAGGCTTGTCAACCCACGCGGCCCAAAGGCGTTCAGGAGATGCTTACCGGCGCTGATCTCGATTTCACGTTTCTCCCCGGATTTAAGGGTGAACGACACGCCCGAATACTGCATGTCGAAATCCTCATTTGTCGGGTTCCACAAAACAAGACCCGCCGTAACTGGTGCTAAATTCATAAATCCCATCTCAAATTTCCTCCTTTTTATTCAGGCAAATAGTTGTTTCTATTGGCCTGTTAAATGAAATTGCCGTATTGATAACCTCGTGCGCATCAGGAAGATAATCCTCGATCTTCTTCCCCGGCCGGAACGTGCTCAACTGCCACCCCGTCAGGTCCGTCGCCCTCCCGGCGCATACGTCCTCAATAAGATTCTTGTACAACACCGCCGCCTTGTAATATTGCTGGCCCTTCCTGAATGGCAATATGTTGTCCGGATGTTTGCACGTCGGGATAAGGATGATCCCGTTATCGAATGCCCCGGCAATGTGGACCGGCGCGGAGTCGTTTGAAATCAAAAGCGGTGCCTTAGCAATCAGGTTTATCATCTGCTGAAGGCTCAACTTGTCCCTAAGATCAATCCCATTCTCTGGGCATGTTACCGGCACATATCCATGTTTATCGCTAACTTCCTTGCCGATGATCCCGACTTTGAACCCCGCCGCAGTTATCCCGTCAATCACTTCCTGCCACCACTCCACAGGGAAGGTCTTCGTTTCCCATCCCCGGCCGGGATGCACAAGGATCAGATCCGGGTCGCATGGTAGATCGTCGGTCGTTTCAAGATGAATCTCACGGTCACTCAGCGGAAGCTGGCGGTTCAAGACGCTGATCGAAACCCAGTCAATCGGATGCACGAATCCATGGGGAACGTGGAACCCGAAGGCGACGGAAAAGTCGGTGAACTTGTCAAAGGGCGTCGGGTGCGTGTTCACCTCAAAAATGGCGTCGATGTCCTTGTCCGGGAAATTGTCTTTACTAAATCGCTCGATCCCTTCGATATGCCGGTAAAGCTCGTGATAATCCGACATGACATAGATGTCGGCGTCCGGGTATATCATCTTCCGCATGTACCGGATAACCGGTTCCGCCGCGATTACGTCTCCAAGGCCACCGAGCGCCCAAACGAAGATTTGCTGTTTATATGCGAAGGCGGGCGAATCCTCGGACCACCGCTTGATGTCACGGGCCATCTTGACCAGAAGCCGGTCGCCGTCGCCGGCGTAATGGATTAGATATGAATTGAGGCGCGACATCCCCGTTATGCGGTCCATGATGCTCATCCGGTTGAACGTGTGGGATAGTGGGAACACCTTTACCCCGGACGCCAGGATCCTCATGTTCAGATAAGTCTGTTCACCGAAGGCGTTTCGCAACGGCTTCATTTCTTCCGTGACCGCGAAGATGTGCCGATGCTCCCGCGATAAAACCATTACGCCGGTGTTGTAATAGGTCTTGCCGTCCCATTTTGGGAGCTTGACGGCGTAAACCTTCATGACCTCATAGATGCAGATCGACCGGGGCGTGTACTGCCCTTCATTGAAGATCCCAAACTGATCTTCCGGAACGATGTCAAAGAGCGATGGCGCGTCCGGGCGGATGATAATGTCGGCATCAATCCAGGCCACCCGAGAGAATTCGCTCTTCAGCAATTCCCGGATTGAAAACTTGATCCAGTGCGGAGACGGAAGATCGACCCCACCATGCAGCACGATCAATTCCGCATCGCATTTTTCGGCATAGGCAACGAAAAACGGTTCTGCCAGCTTCCATATTTCGCCGTACTTCTCCCCACTGACGGCGGTCACAATGGCCCGTTTCTGTTCTTTCAAGCGGGTATCCTCCTGAGCGCCGAGTTGCCTTTTCCAAGATTCGTTGTCTGCAAAAACGCCTTCTGAAGCTGAATCTTATTATCGAGTGTAGCATGACGAATGTCGTCCTTCGCCCGCCGGCGCAAATCATCGCGGATCTTCTCTGATTTAGAAGAGAGTCTTGCAAGGCGCTCCCTGCAAGACTCATTCTCCATGTCAAAGGACCGGATGAAGTCAATGTCCCTCTGGTCCGGTTGACGGAAAGAGCCGTCCGCCCGTTTAACGGTGTGGATGTTTGCCGGTTCTCCCGTCGGTCGTTCATAGGTCACGACAAAGTTGAATCCGTTGAACTTGACGCCTAACTTTCTGTCAACGCTTCTGAGCGTCCGCAAGAAAGAAGGGTCGGGGGTGATGTGGTCCATAAGGCTCCTTTAGGTTTAATGTTCGCCGGGATACAGAGCACCCTTGGTTGCATCGGTAATCCAGTTGCGAGCAGCCAGCCGGATATTGATGTCGAGGGATGCCGTCCCCGTTGCGGCAGCAGAGATAAGGTTATTGTCCGTACAAACTGCCGAATCAGGAACGTCCTTGATCGTGCAACCGGCAACCTGAATCATGTTGCCCTTAATCAATGCCCGGCTATTAACGCCCGAATAGGTGGCACCGGTATCAATGACAATTCCATCGTTAGCGCCGCCCACGATGTCGTTCCCGATTATTCTAAGGCCGGAAGCATTACCCGCCCCGATTGCGATAACATCGGCAGAAAACGCTCCGTCAATCTCACAACCAACAACGTGCAAGAGTTCAACGGCAGTCGTGCTGATAAAACTTGTTGCCGTTATCCCATCCTGAGAACCGACGCCAGCGCAACCGAAGAATTTTACACCGTTATTTCCCGCAACCAATGTGTGAATAATCGCGGCGGTCGCCGGGATGAACCGGACATTGAAGAACCGCGTTCCAAGCGCATCATTGACCGGCTCATGATTCCCTTTCACACTTGCCATCTGGTAGGCATCACATGATCCTAGCCCAACGATGTCCGTTTTCTGCGGGAAGGCAACGAGATTTTCCGTGGTTGAATCAGCGAAAACGTAGATGGTATTCCGCTTCGCCCATCGTCCCCGCCTTGCCATATCAGCATGCGAAACGGCGATTGCCTTTGCCAACGTCTTAAACGGCTTGTCGATGGAAAGACCGTCCCATGCGTCGTTTCCGGCGTTACCTTCGACATAATAGACGGTTCCACCCAACGCACCACGGGCCTCAACACCCATGCCGAGATTGTCGATGTAATTCACAAGCGAGGAATCGAGATTGTATTTGCGAATCATTTCTGTTCTCCTTTATAGTTTGCCCCGCGATTGCGGATACTTGGTTAAAAGGCGTCCCACTTGTCGTATCCCAAGAGGGACGCCTCAAGGTATTGATTTAATACAGGGTCGGTTCAACCAAATCTGTCAATGCCGTCAGGCAATTTCGCTGCTCGCACCCCAACTGGGTGTAGATCCGGAGGAACGCATCCCATTCGTCATACCCGGCCCGCTGATGCATCTGCGATCCGTCCAGGTTTCCCCAACCGAGCGGGGTCAACTCGTACTTCTGGATGATCCCGTTCGGCTCGAAATAGATCCGGTTCGGCTGATTAACCGGGTCAACGACCATTTCGATGGAACCATCACCGCCGGAGAAGGTCAGTGTTTCATAGCCTCCCTTGAGCACCGTGGGGGCAAACCTCACGTCAGGAATGAGAAGATTGGCGTACTTCCGGCGCTGGCCAAGTCCGAAACGGATCTTGTCAACCTTCACGCCGCTCCTGATCCTGGTAAGATCGCAGGCATTCAGCATGAGATCCAGACTCAACTCACGGTTTACTCCGGAGTTTGAAATGATGTTCGCGGCCCATTTGGGGTTGCTGGCAACGGTGATGCCCTCAAAAACGGCAAGGTTCGTTCCGTCGTCATAGATCCCTTTCAGCCCGGTGATTTCCGCCGGGGTATCGGTCGATGCCCAGGAGAGACCCCGTGCGCCAACCTTCACGGCGATGGACCCGGCCGGGAGAGACACGGGCAACGTGTTTGTATACGCGCTCGCATACGGGTGATTGGTGATGTATCCGGCGGCGCCCGCCTCGAATACGACGACCTTTGTTGAAGGAGTTACGGAAAGAACCCGGCAACCTACCGCCGCCGAACCCGTGGCACCCGGAATCGTATCCCCGGCGCTCGCGTACATGTCAACGAGCATACCTTCTTGAAAGTACATGACGCCGAGATCGTTGTCGAAAGTCCCGGCCCATGTGGTTGCTCCCGGATAGGACGCGCCCACGGACAGCCGTGCGATTTGTCCGAACCCATCCCAATGGCACTGCCGGTTCATGTCCACGATGATGCTCTGATAGATATCATCGATTTCGTCGGACAGTGAATCGACGAACGCCGCCGTATTCCCCTTGGCCGTTTCGATGGCAGGGCCGGTGATCCGGATGGACCCGTAGTTGTATTTCGGTTTAACCGTCCCCTGGTCCTTGATTCCGGTCAAAGGATCGGGCAGTTTTGCCGATTCAATACGGGCACCCGTCCCCTGAGCCCTGGCGTACCGGACTCCGAAGATGTAACCGTTACCGGCCGGCCGGCGTCCCGATTTCGGGAACAAATTGTAAGTGATCTTCTCATCGTTGAACTGATTCGTCAGCCCTTCACCGTAGACGTTTTTCAGGATTTCAGCGAGTGAATCTAATGCTGTGTACGCTGTGGTCATTGTTTATCCTCCTAACTTTTGCCTCATGGTTTCCGCAAACATCTTGCGGGCATCCTTGAGCATGATTTTTGGTTTGTTTTCCGATGGCGCGGCCGTATCCGAAGAACCGACCTTCGGGATTCCGTCTTTGCCCTTGATATAGGCTTGAATAATGGCCTGATCGTAGGCTTCTTTCTTCTTGATCCCGTCCGCAATCAACCTTTTGATGGCCTTGCGGTCGGTAATGTCAATGTCGTTTGCCGGGTTTCCGACGCCAAAGAACTCAAGGATGAACCCCTGTTGTTCTTTCGGGATGTCGGTTTCACTCACCAGTGCCGAAACCTCGCTCTCGTAACCGCTTATTGCCTGTTTTGCCCGTTCGGCTTCCTTGCGCTTTTCCTCTTTATCGCGGTCGTCCTTGTTCTTGCGCTTCAACTCGCTTTCCAGGCGGGCGATGGTCTGGTCAGGGTCCTCTACTTCCCGGCGCTTCTTTTCCTCCTGCTCTTTCCAGTAGGCTTCGTATTTTTCGAGTCTCGTGGCCTTGGCAAGGATGTCGTCAATGCTGTTCAGATCAGCTAACTTGCCCTTGATCGCCTTTCCGTGCTTTACCAGATCAAGCAGGTCGTCGGCATCCACAAGATCGTTCGCCTTAAGAAGTTCACTGAGCTTTTTTTCCGCCTGGCGTGCAGCTTTCCATTTCGGTTGCTGGTCCCAAGGCAACGGTTTACCGTCCTTGTCCATAACCACTTCGGGGGACGAATCCGCGCTTGCGTCCTTTTCGGTGCCGGTGGGGAGTTCGGCGTTTGCCCCTTTATCCGCAGGTACGGCCCCTGCCTTTTCCGTGTTTTCGTCTGCCATTTGTTCCTCTCCTTTTTGGATGCTCATGCGGTCGGATCGCTCAGGCCGGATGGCAAAATAATCTTTATTTCCCTTTCGTGTTCACCATGATGGCCCTTAATTGGGCGATCGCCTTTCTACGGGTCAAGGGCTCCTTACTTAGACCCTGGGGATGGTTTGGAGTCACCACCTTTGTCCCGCCCTTGAATCGCTTGAGCTTGTAAGGCATGAATCTTCACTCCTTCCGTCATCCCGTGCTTTAACATATCCGCATGCATTTGCTCTTCAGAATGGGCCAGTTTCTTATCTGACGTAAGAATCCTTTCGCGCGTCTTGGTGATGGTGTTGGCGTCCGGGAGGCCGATTTCTGGTTCATTGCCAGCCTTAATTCCTATCGAATCAAGCGCTTGGCTCCTCTCGCTTTCTTTTAGGCTTGGGAGCAGTTTATCAATCTGCACATATTCCCTTACGTCCGGCCTCTGGTCGCGGATCATTTTCTGATGGAGGTCTGTGTGCGCGATCAGGACAGTTTGGTATCTCTCCGGAAGTTCTGCAAATTCAGGAGAAATGAGATATTTCCGGTGTGCCTCAAAATGAGACTTGTGGTTGTCATATTTGAAAAGCGGATCGAGGTTTAGAACGATGTCCTCTCCGGTTTCCGGGTCCTTTTCTGCCAGCATGACCGGCAACTCGCCCGAGGCCACGGCCACATTTTCCTTTTCAGCCCGCTCAACGTCATTATTAGTCTCCTCGGAAAATCCGGTCATTCCCATCCGCTGAAGGATCTCTTGACGGACGGTGGGAGATATATCCCCTTCTTTGAAAAACCCGGCCTGTATCATGTTGAGCATCATCTGAGCCTGCCCTGATTTGGTGGCAATCAGCCCGGAATCAAGTTCAAGGCGAACATCGGTGTTCCCCCGAAGGTCTGCCGCCTTAAACTTCGATATTTTGACCTTGTTCCCCCGTCCCATGGATTTGACAAGGCGTTCTTCTGTCATGACTTCCTGGGCCACCAGAAGGCGTTTTTTGTATACTCTCGTCAGGGATCGATTGAACCTGTCAAGGTCCGGGTAGCGGCCCCTTTCGGCCGTTTCTCGCAACCCTTCAGTGAGGATGCCTGACGCATTAGCGCTGGGCTGTTGCCCCCGTAAAACATTCTTCGGGTCCCCGGAGGCGTCTTGCATCTGCTGCTTTTGCAGGCTCCGTTCTTCAAGAACCTGTTGCGGAAGTGGCGTCCCCTCCCTGAAATCCGGTTTTTGCCCCATAATCGGGTTGTAGGACATGGCAAGGAATCCTTCCCCACCAAGGCCAATTCTTTTCAACCCGACATCGCCGGGAGTCAATATCTTCGGCCGGCCAACCCCTTTTCGGTTGATCGCAAGGGCCTGATCGATTTCATTGATGATGTTCTGCGGAGAAATCAGGTCATTTACCCCCGGATCAGACCAGAAACGACCCGGAACATAGTTGAAATGAAAATCCGTCAGGGAATAATTCCATTCCTCACTGGAAGATTTAATCGGCAACCTGTCGGCGGTGTGGATGGTGTTCCCACCACAGGAAACGACATAGAACCCGTCCGGTTTTTCCTTCGTGGGGCGGAACTCAACCTCCTTGAAAAGGACGAGGTCCTCATCCGGTTCAAGGGACTGATAATCGATTCCCTGCCCCTTCCATGGGGAGACAGATCCAACCAATTTTGCAAGACGACGCTCATAGTTTATGTTTGTCGGCTCTTCATTACCGTTTCCGCCCTGAATCTTCACCTTGAACGTGTCTTCCACCCATTCCCGGTCCTTCAGGGACTTGATTCCGATCCATCGTTTCTTTCTGAGCCTCTTACCGAGGATGTCCATTCGGACGTTGAACGGGTTCACGCTTTCACAGGCGACACTTCCTGTCTTTCCTCCGCCTGGAAGCAAAATACCTCCATCGGAATCCGGGTATGTGCGCATGAAGGCCGTGCCGGACAGACACATCCAGATGCACGTCTCTTCCTTCTCGTCAAGGAATTCCGCATCGTCGGCGTTGTCCAGGGAAACTAGCAGGTTTTGCCCCAACTCTGCGGCCTGATTGTCCTCTTTCTCGTTCGTGTTGGGCCATACACGCGGGATCATCTTCTGATTCATCAGCATAGCCTTGACCGAACGGACATATTCCCGGATCTCGTTCGATACCGGAGTTGGTACAAACTCCGGAGTCAGCCGCCGCCGAAACGAGTTTGACGACTTCACGTATTCGATATATTGTTCCCCAAGGTAATACAGCATGTTGCGCCAAATGATTTGCTCAATGATCGAACGCGAAACATCCAGCGTATCATCAAAGAAACCGTCGATGGCGAGTTTTAACTTGTCTTTATCTTTGAAGATTTCCGATTTCATACCGGGATTCCCCGTTCCTGTTGTTGTTCGTAGATTTCCTCGTCTGTCAACGGCCGAGGAGGTTGCCGAAGAACTTCCGCCTGAACATAGGTTTCGTAGTTCCTGGCCATCAGCCGGTTCAAAAGATCGGCCTTCTCCTTGGAAAATTCTCTCCGCATGGTTGCCTTTTCCCATGCTTGGAAGGAGATAACGGCGATCAGTACTAAAACGGCCACGATTTCAATAATCATAAAACATGTTCTCCATTTCATTCTGCGCCGCGATGTCCTCAAAAATCTTTTGGCGCTCAAGGCGGGCGATTTCCGTAATTCCGGTCGGAGGACGTCTCTTTTCCGGCTCCTTACCGCGGGATTTTATCGGCCGCTGCATCATAATGTGGCATGCGTCATCGTAGCAATGGTCCTCAGCGTCGGTCTGCACGTCCTCGATATTATGCTCATCCAGAATCAGCGCCGGAACGGTCCTTATGAAGTGCTGACAGGACGAATAAATCTGCAACATCGGGACTCCATTGACGTTCCCATCCTCATCACGCGGAACTTTCAAGTGTTCGTGAAATTGACGGTACTTCAAAGCCCTGGAAGGGTCGCCCGGTCGCAACATCAACCCCATGTTCATGAACTCTTCCGCCGTTGATGGCATCTGCCCGCCGCCTCGGTAATCCGGCTTCTTATTGAAGCACGTCGGGTCGCATAAACGAATGATTTGTGGATTATAGACGTTAAGGCCGAGGCGCTCTTCAACAACATCGAACCCCATCACCTGCTCGCGCTTTATAATCCCGGCCGCAATCTCTGAATCCGCCAGCCTCAACCCAGTATTCGGCGACCCGCTCCATCCGTACCACTCAGAAAACCGGTATTTCCGCCCATCGGAATCGATCCACCACCACCCGATAGAGAATGGGGCTCCAAACCCCCAATCGAACGTCATGTAGATCGGGACACCATCCGGGACCTTGACAGGATCAATCACATGGTAATTCCGTGACCACTCCTGAAACGCCTGCCCCTTGAACAGGTCCCACGAACCATCCCGGAAGGCCGCCCGCAAGTGAGGAGGAAGTGTCTGTAACCCCGCCCAATAAGCATCGTCAAGGTACGGATTATCCTCAGCCTTCGACGGCACATAGGCAAATGTCTTACTGTAATCCTTCGGCTTAAGAAACTCATCCGGGAACAAATGATCCATCCAAAGCGCCTTGCAAAACGCATGACCGACGCCGCCGGGGTTCGTCGCCCCAATGAAGATACACTCCATATCGGGGATCCCCGGCCATCTAAGCCGCATCCGAAGATCAGTAAACGTCCCAAGGTCATTCTTCGTCAGCTCATCAACCAGAATCGCCGCAAACTCAGCAGACTGATACTTCGCCGGGTCATCCAGATTCCGCAGGCAAATAACCCCATTCCCGTAATCGCTATGCAGGATGAAACACCGACCGTATTCCTTATGGTCAACATACATCGTCCCCAACCACTCCGGAAACTCCCGCGCCATCTTCCCAATCTGCCGATCCTTCAGTGACGGGTAATCCTCACAAGCCAACATTACCTGAACATATTTCAACCCATAATCACTGAAATACGTCATCAGCAACCGGACTGCAATCCAGCGAAGGAAGTACGACTTCCCGCCCCCAAGGGCACCACCGTACAGCAAGAACTTGATCAGTTTGCTGTCAAGGACAGAAACAGCCTGCATCTGACGTTCCGTGAACTTTGCCACATCAACGTCAAAATTAAACTTCGGTCGCTCCTCTGGTTGTTTCGGTGTATACTTTCTACCCATGGCCGCCTTTTAAAAAACTGTACTCTGATGGAGGGATATGCTCATATGGGACCCGCCGCCCCGCCGAAGGGGATACCCCCCCTGCTCTCCCCATGGTAATAAGCATGCTTACCGCCCAACCTCGCCGCCTGCACACCCACAGACTCAGCCCTCCACTATACCCGTCCACACCCCGCCTCCCCTCCACCTGCGTTGCCTGGGGAAAGGCAACGTCCTATAACCTTGTTTATGTCAACTTCTCAATCTCACCATCTTGAGTGATATCAACCACTTGTTGAGTGGAGGAGTTATTTGCCGGGTTATTGTCAACTTTGACGGCGACTGTGGACCCTGCCTCTGCCCTGATCACCATCACCAGTGGGCGGCTCGTGTCGTCTCCACCGGAACGCTCTAGGCGCTCTTTATCGTATAAGATGCCGTAACTCATCACTCTTTGCCCCACCGGCATCTCTTTTAGCGCCTCATCATCAATGGTGCGCAGAATACGCTCTTGCACTCCCGCCAGGATATCAGCCCTATGAATTTTGTATGAATCCAGTGTGTTGGGCTGTATCCCGTACCGTTGCAATGTTTGGTGGACATGTTGCAGGCTGGTGTTGATGCTCTCGGCAATCTCTGGGGGCGTTGCGGGTGTGGTGGTTGCGAGCGTAAGGATTGACGCGCTGAGACTGCCACCAGGAGGCTTGCGACAGGTTTTGCGTGTCGGTCGGCGCCTTGGTTTTGTGGTCGGCTTTTTGGCCGGCGGCGGCAGTTTGCAGTCATCCCATGATTTGCGTGTCATCGTCTATCCATTATCCGTCTATGCGCTCGCTGGCGCTCACTCGTTACGGCCATCCCAATGACTTAACGATCCTCCGCCTGCCGGCTTCGGATCAAGGAAGACAAATCTTTCTCTTTTTATATATAGATCAGGTTGGACATTGCGTTTTTATACATTGTTAATATGATTTAGTTTTAATGCTATTTCGGGGGTGACATGCAAATGCGCGATATTTGCCTTTTGGTCAACTTGAGAAGCCCTGCGATTTGCTGCTTGCTGATGCCGACGTTTAACATTGATGCTATGGCGCGTTGGCGGATGTCGGGGATTTCCATGATTATATCAATTGGCCCCGGTTTCTGCGCCATGTCATAGAGAACCTTGTTATAATCCCGATATTCGGCGTGATCGGTTTCTGGGCATCTTATTATTTTCTCTACTGTTTCGGAGTTCCCGTCTATCCATGCGAGCATGGGACATGCGTGCTTGCATGATTTAATGTTTTGGCATTTCAATGTCTTACACAGTTCGTCTTTAACTTTCCGGGGTTGCCTTGGCGGCGATCTGTATCCATTGGTTAACTCTCTATTCACACCTCTTCGGTTTTTCTTCAATACTTCCGGGCATATAGTTATTTTCCCGCCCCCCGAAACATAATCACTTATCGACTGGTCTTGCATTGAACCTCCCGAGATATGCGATTAATATATCACTGATATTTTGCGGAAATGGCTGCCTGTGGGGGCCGTGATGCCTGTTATGGCACACCATACAAACGGTTACGCCGTTGTCTATGTTGTATCTCAGGCGTGGATTGTCCGCCCATCGTTCGACGTGATGAACATTGGGAAATGCTGAAGATCCGCAAAGAACACATTTTCTCTTATCGCGGCGGAGGATATCATCGCGCCATTTTTTATATTTGGGGTTATCGCGGGCGTTGTATGGTTTGGCCTGGGGCTTTGCTTTTTTGGGTGACTTCCTGTAGAGCTTTATCGGGATTATTTCCTTGAGGTTTCCTTGCCCGTCGTACACTTTGACATCAGACCCCCTTGACCATTCCGGGTGCTTATTGCTTTCCTTGTTGTCAGGCGTCCATAATTTGTTTGATGTTCTCATCACTTCACCCTCCGTGTGGACATTATACACCGGCGGCGATAGATTGCAAATCAAAATGACCAGCTCTTCACAGTTTACATAATATCGTTTTTTCGTGCGGTTTGCGCACGATCGTGCGATATGTGCACGCTTTGATGTATCTCAATGCTGGTGTACATTTCCCGTGATTTTGCTCAATTTTTGTGTGCGGTTACCGCACGATTTAGCGTTATGTCTACTTTGATTTTTGTTGGCAACATAATTTTCTTT